CGGTGTCGATACGCTTGCCTTCGGCCAGATCGGCCGTCAGGCCGACGAGGCGCTGGTCGACATCGTAGAAATTGCCATCGACCTGGGCCGCACTGTTCGGCGTACCCGTGCCAGCTCCCCACGCGCCGGTCGTGACGAAGACGATCGTCATCCGCTAAATTCCTCACCGTTCCGTAAAATCACGTCCACGCGCCTGACCTCGATGTTCTCTTCCTGCTGGTTAACCCGTTCATAAAAATATTCCTTCATTTCAGAAGCAGTCCCCGTTGGTAGTGACCCAGGATGCTCCGGATCGGGTTGACCGGCGGGGCCGGGCTCTTCCATCGTGATCTTGTTGGCGACCTGCAGATCGATGAAGTTGTCCCGGTTGACGGTGCCGTCGTCTTCCTTCTGATAGACCCGCACCTCGTCGACGCGGCGCTCGACTTCCTTCGGCCTCGCGTGCGACGAGCTGACACTCATGCTGTAGGTCATCGTGACCTGCTTGGCGGGCTGGCCATCGATCTTGGAAAAGCCCTTCTCGGGATCGTCCTGCGGCGGCAGCGACTGCCTTGCCCGCGGCCTGATATCGGGAAGAATGACCGGACGGACAACAACCTCCAAGCCCGCCATCACACCGCCTCCAGATCAATCCCGGTCGGAATCTTCACGTCGGTCACTTGCACTTCGTAGTCAGTCGAGAAATCGCGCGTCATGCTCTTGAGCTTGAAGGTTGCGTGCACCTCATGTTGCTTCATAAGATATTTGGTATAGATGGCTTGAGCATTTTCACTCCCGAGCCCGACCGAGTCTTCCCATTCCGGTTGCTCCACCGCATCAGGTCCGACCACGACGACGAGCGGCACCTCGATCACATCGGCAGCAGTGAGATTGGCTAGGAGGTCTATGCCGTCATCATTCGGCTGTGCGTTCGGCGGCTCGTAGCCGACCGACGAATCGAACAGAACCGTGCGGCCGGTAAACTGCTGATAATCGGCGCCGACATAATCGACGCTGGCATAGGTCGGATCGCCACCGCTGGCGACTGCGGAACCGCCACGACCGATGGTGCAGCCTATGCGCACCTCGCAATTGATCCGGCCGTCGGTGCCGTCGAGCGCGATCGAATAGCCGACGATCTTGCCGAGCGCCTCCCCCACGCGCGGCTCGATCAGAAAGGCATTCTTGCGCAGCGTTATTTCCGCCATGCGCGATAGCTTCGGCGCGAACGCAATCTGCACCACCCGCGCCCGCTTCATCAGGTGCGCCCGCGCCAGCGCGATCAGGTGTTCCAGACTTTGGTTGCCGCGCTCGGTCGCGATGTATGACCGCCGCCGCGGATCGCCCATCGGTATGGGACCGCCGTCGATCGACTCGCTCAAATTGATCGAGCGGACATCATCGAGCCGAAGCGCCTCGCCATCTTCGGGATCGGTCAGGATCGGCTGCACATCGGCAAACAAGGAAAACGACACCCGTTCGGTGCAATGGCGCCCGGCTTCGTACCCCGCCACCAGGGTTGGCTTGATGGCTTGCATTCCGATCTTGGGATCGCTCTTGGAATAATTGCGGCTGTAGGAGGATTGATAGCGATTGCCATCGCCATCCTCGGCATAGTTTACGGTTATGTTGTCGGTGATGGTGGATGGCCCCGCAGCGGTGAGGGCGGTGCCGAGCGAAAGATAGCTGGTCGATTCCTGAAACGTGGTCGTGTGGCCGGTGCCGTCCGGGTACTTGACGATATTCGTGCTGCCGCTGGTTCGGGTGTGGACGGTAAAATCAACGAGGTCTTGCGCGGTTGATTCTGCGACCTCCCAGCCATCGCCCAGACCCGCACCGTGCTTCGGCCAATCCGAGGCCGACAGAAAGATGACGCCTTCGTTAACACCCTCCCCCGCACCCGGCCAGTTTGAAATCAGATAGTCGGTCAGATCGACCGAGCCGCGCGCCTGCTGAGTCCAAGTATATTCGGCCTCGACATCGACGCGCGACAACGGCCCACTGGAGAGCGTCAGCCCAAGCCCGTCGTACAAAACCTTGCCGTCTTCGCTGGCGCCATCGAACTCGACCAGGCCGTCCTCGCCGGTGATCTCGTCCGACACGGTGACGACATGGGTCTCGCGGTCGTAGGCCCAGATTGCGGTGTAGCCCTCGAGCACGACATCCGGGTCAGTGCGCCGCTGTGGATCGATCACTGCCTCGTCGTAATACGGCAGCACCCGCAGCGTGTCGGCTAGTGCCTCCTTCTGCGCCACGACATCGACCGGCCGCGCCACGAATTCCAGCGTCACCAGCTCCTCAAAGATGCTGGTCGGGATGCCGACGAGCCGGCCACGAAACTTGACCAGGCCGGGGCCGCAGTCGAGCGCAAACCACGCCCATATTTTGCGGCCGGGACCGAGCAGCCCGATCGCATTGCCGGACACGTTCTGCGGTCGGCGCACGACCACGGTCAGACTCGCCGGATCGCCCTCGTCCTGCGACAGCGTGAACGAGAACACCGCCTCATCCCATCGCATGTGTTCAGGGCCGAACGTGGTTTCACTGGCATCAATCCAGGCGAAATAAGGAAGACCCGCCGGCATCAAACTGTCCGTTGCTCGGCTTCAAGCTGCCACGCCACCTCGGCCGCCCATTCGTCGCGCGAGGTGTTCCATGAGGTCACCTTGGCCAGGATGGTCAGCACGTCGTCGGGATCGCCGCCACCGAGACCGGGGATACAGGTGATGGTAATGTCCTGCCCTGGCCACACACCGGCGAGCGCCGGCGCCTCATGGTCGGTGCAGGTCACGCTGATCTTGTACTGCCGGAACTGTGCGACCGAGATATCGGCCAGCGCACCGCGGCAATCGCGCGCGACATTCTTGGCCTGATCGATCGGCTCGAGCGTCATGGTGATGCCGCGCACGGCATACTGGCTGAAGTCGATGTCATCGATCGCCATCAGGGTATAGGCGGGCATGTCAGGAATACCGGCTGGGCTTGCGGCCGCCCGAGCGGACTTGCGCCAGCGCCGCCGCCTTATGCAGTTGGTCGACCACGTCGGCCGAGGCGCGCAGGCCGCTGATCGCAGGCAGGCCGGGGAATTGGATGGTGACATTGCTACCGCCGGCGAGGCCACCCGCCGCATACGCTGGCATCCGTGGTACCAGGCCGCCGAGCGCAAATCGACCCATGCCGTTGAGCACGCGGCTCAGATTGCCGCCCGAGCGCCGCAGTGCTTCAAGAAAGGACAGCACACCCGGTTGCGCTACCGCTCGCGCCGGAGTGATGTATTCGCCGCGCGACACCCAGGCGAGATTGCTATCCGATGTGCCGGTGCCGCTGCCGCCGAGCAAGCCACCGCCGGCCATGGCTGGAGTTCCACTACCACCGCCGCCGCGGCCGCCCAATAACCTGCCGGCGGCTAAGGCAATCTCCCGCAGCTTTGCCAAAAACACATTCCATCCGGATGCCGCCGTTTGTCCCGCCTGCGCGGCCTTTTGTCCGGTCTGTTCAATTGTGGTCCCGAATGATGTGAATGCCGTCTTAGCCTGGTCTGCCGACTGTGTCGCCGTTGTTCCCCATTGTGTGAACAGCGTCGAAGCCTCTGCGGCTTGTGTGCCCACCTTTTGAATCGCAGGGCCAATCCCAAAGATTGCCTGAATGGTGGCGTTTACCAAACCCTGGATCGGATTGAACACCAATTGAGCGCCGGTCAAAAACGTCAGCCATGGAGCTTGCTCCAGCCGTGCGCCTAATTTCTCAACGCCTGCTGTTACAAGATCGAGTCCCGCGGTCAACTGTGGAGCGATGCTCACTGTACTGAGCCGGCTGAACGAATTTCCCAGACGATTAATAGCCATGCCAAGTTCGGTAGCTTTTTTAGCATCTTCTTCTGAGATCAATCCCGCTCCGAATTGTCCGGTCAACCGACTGCCGGCTTGCAAGATTCGAATCAATTCCGCTCCGGCATCTCCAAATGCTTCGGTCGCCGCTTTGCTGCGCGCCAGGCCATCCGGCATGCTCTCCAACTGCCGGATGAATGCCTCGAGTCCCTTGATCCCCTGCTCGGACACAAGTTTGCTTTGCAGGATTTGCCCAACACTTTCCGCCGAAACCCCGGCTTGCTCCAGCCCTCGGCGAAAGCTATCCAATTGCTTAACACCGACACCCAACTTGATCGCGGTATCGTTAACCTTATTGACTGACTCCGCGAAAGAAATTGTTGCCTTGGTGGCGGCAATCACAGCACCCACCGCAACACCGGCCTGAATACCAACAGTGCCAAACGAGCGCGCAAAAACGCCAAGCAGTCCGAGCGATCTTGTCATTCGGGCACCCATTCTAGTGACGGCAGTGCCGACCGCATCAAATGCCCCTTCAAGTTTTTTAATCCCCTGGATAATCCCCTCTAATGCCGCCGTCGATTTAACTGCAGCCTGAATCTTATCAAATGCCTGCACGCCGGTCTCACCGACATTTTGAAATCCATCCGCAATAGCTGAAAAATCAAGCTGGTCGGCCGCTTGCTGAATACCACTGAATGTCCTTTCGCCTTGCTGGAGAACACTCTCAAGCTGCCGGTTGACCTCGTCGCCGCCATCAAGCCCGATCTCAAGCGAAATTTTTTCTGCCATGACTATTTATCTTTGAAGTGTTTGAGAAACAGTTCGCCGATCCGCGCCGCATTTTTCTTGACTATCTCAGTTATACGCCACTTCTTCGGAATGCGAACCGACGGCACGCCGATGTAGAGCGGCTTGCGGTGGCGGTCTTTATCCTTGGCGTCGAACAGCATTGGCCTGCCGCGCACCGTGGCCGAGACCAGTTTCTTGCCCGACCGACTTGCCGCCGGCCCGCCCTCCGTGGTCGGTATCCACAACAGCGGCTTGCCCTGGATCGTGGCGCCGTGCTCGAACACGCCGGCAAAGCCGAACTTGTGGAAGATGATGGCCTTGGCCTGCAGCGACGGCTCGCCGCCCTCCCTCGTATCCTTCATCCGCCGTTTCAATCCTTGCTGCCAACTCGGCCCAAACCGTCCAGCGCCGGCAATGTTGCTGCGGCCCTCATCAACCGCATCATCAGCCGCCTCGCGCAACGCTGCGACCGAAGCCGTGGCGACCGACCGCTGCTTGTCGCGGATTGTCTTGACCCAAAGGTTCGGCTCGGCCTTAACTTTGAACTTGAGGGCCATTTAATTCCTTGATCGTCTTTTCGATCGCCTTACTGTCGCCCTGCGATCCAATGGCGGCGATCATCAGATTGTTTGCGCGCTCGATCCGATCGAGTCCGTCGCTGAATTCGAGATAGGCCACGATCTGCCGCGGCGTCAGGCTCATTGCATAGTCGGGCGGGAAGCCGCGTCGGATGAGGGCTGTGATGGCGATGGCGATTTCCGCAAGCGCATTTTGATTGGTTTCTTTTTCTCTCCTTCGTCCGCTTGTGTCACGAGCGTCGCCAACGTCTCGACGAAGGAGGCTAATCCGTTTGGGAATGTCAGACTGATAATTGCTTGCAACAATTTCAATTGATCCTGCACCAACAGCGTGCCGGCGTGCTGTTCGTATTTCTCGTCACCGAGATGGCCGCAGCCCGCCGCAATGATCGGCCCGATTGCGCTGCCTAACCGTTCGATTAATCGCGTCCCGATGTCAGCACCGCCGCCGAGCATTAGCCCCAGCTCGGGGAAGCGCGCCACGATGGATGCGATGGCATCGCCGTGTAAGCCGCGCACGATGATCCGCTGGCCGCCGATCTTGACGACCTCGACCGCCGTCGATGGTGCAATGTCCAGAAGGTCTGCCATTGTTGTTCCTACGGTGTTACCGTGTCGTGAATTGTCCAGACGCCGAAGAAGCCGTCGGCATCCTTCTGCACCTCAGCCTCGATCTCGATGGTAGAGAAATCATCCGAATCGGTGATGAAGCTAAAATCACCGGATGGCACGAACGAGACGGTCCCCGTCCAATCAATCTTCTGGCCGATGTCATTGGAACCAACGACCTTGAGTTCGCCGGTGAACTCGGTCTTGGAAAGGCCGTTGATGGTGATGGCGCCGGGTACGGTCGTATCCACATCGCCCAGCGCGAAGAACGAAAGGTTTGCGGCCGTGATCTCGTCGAGCGTAAATTTTACGGTGGCAGCAACCGATACAACCGCCGTAAAATCTTTTGTCTTCACTCCTTCTCTGGAACTGAAGTGCTCTTTTTTTTCAACCGAGGGAGAAAACACAAATGACGGACAGTTGCCAAGATCGACAAGTGAGCCACCCGTTTCTGTGAAGCTCACAACGCCTTTTCCAATATGATAGTTCTGGACATCCGGTGACGCGGGCATTGCTGTTCTCCTTCTAGAGTTGGGTTGGCTGTAGCGTGTACTTGAACAAGAATTGTGCGGTTAATGCTGCATATCCTGTGCGCGTCCATCCGACATCGGTCTGGCATCCGAGATAGCGGATCGCCCCGTTGCCGAACGTTCCGGTCTTGACGATCTGCTCGTTGAGTTCGGTGTCGGTCAGTATCCGCTTGATCAGTTCACGGCGAAACGTGGTGATAATCGAACCGAGCGCGGCGTTGGCATCTTGCACCTGAACGACGATGCCGGGGGTCATCTGCACGTTGTACGGTCGATGCGATCGCTTCATTGATACATCACTCGCACCGTCAGATTCCTCATCGCCATCGAGCACAATGACCGCAGGCATTTGATTCTCGGCTATTTCAACATTGTTGCGATAAGCCGAGCGCATGTTTGGGATGGTAGCGACCACCACCAGCAACCGCGCCAAGATATCCTCGCGAACGTCAACCACCGGACGCTTCCATCAACGAGAGTCTAACTTCGCCAAGGTCTTCGCCATTCGGACTACCGAGCACATCACCCTTGCGCACGATCCAGCTTCGACCATTGAAGGTTAGTAACGCACCATCCCATTCGCCGGCCGCAATTCCTTTGGCAGCAAACTCGGGCATGCGGACATAGACGCCTGGCCCGACGCTACTCGCTTGCACGCCACTGCTTGTTTCGGTCTTGGGCCGGGTCTCGTCGATCACGGTCAACTCGACCTCGCTCGCCCCGGCGGTCAGCGTCGCGGGCACGCCGAGCACGTCATAGATCGGGTCATAGAGCAGTGCGCTGTAGTCGATCATGCCAGCAGCGGCCCCGCCGCACCGATGATCCGCACCGACGGTATGCCCAGCAGCAACGCCACGATCATGTAGAGCGCGATCAGCGCAACGATGACCATGAAGATTTTCTGCACCGTGGCCGGGATCGGGAACCCGAGCAGGCCGAGCAGCCACACGGCGACATAGCCGATCAGCACCAGGATCGCGACCACGATGCAGATGTTGATCAGTCCTAAAAGGACACCGGCGAGTGACATTGATGGTCTCCTATGCGACGTGCAGGCGCCGGTATGGCTTGATGAGTTCGGCCGCGGCCGCCGACAGAAAGTCCGACGACCCCGTCGTCGACGACACCGACGGCGTGAAGTAGGACACGCGGGCGTCGCCGTGCTGCACTTCGCGAATGGTGGGATCGCGGTAGCTGGATGTGCGCCCGGCGTTGACCGCATCGATCACGGCGCGCTGCAGCCTGGCCGGCGCACCTTCCGGCAGATCGTAGCCGCCGGAATAGCTGACGGTGACGGTATCCACCCAGCAGTAGCCGGTGGTCATCCACAGCCGCCCGCTGGCCGGATCGAAGCTGTAGTCGGTCGCCCCGGCGCCGGCACTCAAAACCTCGGTCACCTCGACCACCGGATAAAGCGACAGCGTCAATGCTTGCCGCTGCAACATGTCCTCGTACCGATCGAAGGTGAACGTCTCGACGACCTCGGCCAGACCGAAACGGCGTTCGCAATACTCTGCAATGATGCGTGATTGAAACGTGATGGCGGCTTGCAGCGTCGCGTCCTCGGTGGTGCCCTCGATGCCAAGCGCGAGCTTGAGGTCGTCGAGGCTGACGAGGTCCGGCCCGGCGCTCTCGGGCGCCTCGCTGATGATTTCCAGGGTGGAATGCATTACTTGAACCTGACCGGCTTGGCCGTGCGTTCCTGCTCGGGCCGGAAGTCGCGGCCGTCTTTTCCGGCTCTGACCGCGAGGCGCCACTCTTCGGAGGCGCCCGGCTTGGTGGTGGTGTTGGTCTGGGCGATAAAGAAAGAATTGCCGAACGAAACACCGTCACCGGCGAC